CACACACGAATACTTAGGAAAAGTAGGAGACCGTGTAGAAGGAATGGTTGTCGGTGAATACACTGTTGAAGTACAGCAAGAGAAAGCTCATGCTTTACTCAAAGGTGTTGAAACTAAGTAATGACGACTATTTACGAGTGTGAGAAGTTTCCAGGTCTCATGACTTACGGGACTGACGGTGAGTTGATTCGCTTCCATGCGGGTCAATTCGTCGCCACACGTAAGAGCCAAAGAGACGTGTTAGATAATATGAAGCACGTTGATAAAAAAGAAGTTGCGCAAAAGAGCGCACCAGCGCCTAAAGCCACACCAAAAAGACGCCAAGCACCAGCTAAATCAGCTACTAAAGCTACTAAATAGATCGGAGGGCGGTATTAATGGCGTATAGTAAAGAGTGGAATATGGACGAAGCTATCAAGTTTATCAGACGTAACTCGTTAGATTGGGAAGACATCAACGAGCTTTACGAAGAAAGTACCGAAGACGAAGAAGCCGAAGACAAGCTACACGCACGATTTAATACCGCCTACCGTGTATTAGGTAATGCGTATAGTGGTTACACGATTCCGAACGAAGCTACGTATCTGTTTGCGTCGATCTTGTCCGCAGTGTACAACGATACAATGGTACAAGCTCAACGTGGTGTAGCTTCTTTTGGTATTCGTGGAATTTCCTTCACGTTCAAAGATTGGGCTAAAAAGGACTTATCACAATACATTACAGAAGAAATCGACGGTATTATCCAAGACGCTAATGGCGAAGATGGTAAAAAGACACGTGGAGTACGTGTACGATATGGAGTGATGTAGTATGGCTCTTATCCCACTGAAACAACGTGCTACAGTGATTACTCACGGTGAACTTAACGATTGGGGAGAGTACGAAGGCGGTACGGAAAAGGTATATAAAGTACGTGTCGATAATAGTATTAAAACAATCGAAAACAGAGCTGGAGACGAAGTAGTAACTACGGCGCAAGTTTGGTTTGATAAATATCCTGAAATTACGTATGAAAGCACGATCGTATATACGGACGAATGGGGAAATGAGATTAGGCGTCAGCCCGAACTTATCGAACCGTTACGTATGATTAATGGTAAGCCAACATTAACGATCGTACATTTTAGGTGATTCGTGATGGCTCAAAGTTTCCAATTAGAATTTGACGATAGAGAGCTTAAAAAAGCCTTAAATAAGACGCCCGATGTAGTAGGTAAGTATATGGTTCAAGAAATGAAGGAAATACGTAACGATTGGAGAGCGAAAGCGACTGACTTAGCGCCTATTGATTCGACAAACCTACGCAGAAGATTCGGGTCAAGAATTAGTGGGTCATTGTTGAACGTAGAAGTAGGCGTATCATCTAACGCATACAGCGATGATTTTAACTACGCATACTATATCCACGAACATAATAACGGTGGAAAAGGCGTTAGAAGTGGCGTTAATGATTACTTAGATACGGCTGGCGAAGAAAGCCAATCACGTTGGCAGAGTTGGCTAGAAAGTGCGCTTAAAAAGGCGATCAAAGAAGTAGGTTGGTGATATTATGGCGGAAGTAACACCTTACTCACAAACCTTAATTGACGATATTGAGACGTTGGCAAGTCTTATCAAAAGCGATGAGATCGAGAGAATCAACAAAGGCTTTTTGCCGTTAAAGTTAACGCCTAATCACGCAAGTATCGAACTTGTTAAGAGTCATAACGACGTCCTTAATAAGCATAGATACACGGTGACTAGAACTTATAGACTTGTAATTACGATGAAGACAGTCAAAGAACTTTTAAAAGTGGTGGACGGAGTCAGTCGTAAATTATCAATGGTCTTTAAGGTAGAGTCGGGAGAAGGCGGTTGGCTTAGTATTCCGAAAGGCGTCAATTGGTCGCAGGTTTTTGAGAATGAGGAAGGTGTAGGACACGCCATAATCGGTATGATCGAGACCACGACCAACGTCAATAACCCGTATGAAACGTACGGAACAATTAATGAGTTTGGAGTTGCAAGTATCAACGAAAAAGGGGAGAGCGAATAATGGCTATTAAGCAATGGGAAGAAGCAGCGCTACCTAAGCGTCCAGGACTGTATATTAACTTTAAAGAAGCAGCCGCTGCGGTAGTCGGAGGTAAAAGAGGACGAGTAGCGACGGTAATTACTGTACCTAAAGAAGTCGAAGATTCCGACAAATTAGAAGGTAAGGTATTGCGTATCGAACGAGAGTCCGATTTACGTGAATACTTTGGCGAAGAAGCAACAAACCCTGTATTCGACAATGTGAGAAACATCTTAATGGGTGGAGCGCAAGCGGTGTTTGGATACGCAGTATTAGCGGAAGTGAAGGAAGTCGAAGGCGAAGACGGTGAAGTAGAGTCTACTGAAACGGTGATCAGCCTTGAAATTGATAAGATGGTGGACGCTTTAGACCGTATTGACTTTAACGTATTTGCGCAACCAGCTATTAAGTTAGACGAAGAAGACGTGCAAAAGATTGTGGCGTGGGCTAAGTCAAGCGCCAACGAAGGTAAGAAACCTTTCATGTACGTACTAGGTGCGCAGAAAGATACGTGGGAAGAACGTATGACAGAAAAAAGCGCTGTACAAGAAGAAGGCGGAGTCTTTCTTATGACAGGCGGTTCTTTAGGTAAGAAATCGTATGCGCCATATCAATACGCTTCGTTTGTCGCTGGTATGATCGCAGGAACACCGTTAAATGAGTCGGTAACTTATCGTCAAGTATCTTTATCGGACGTAGATATTCGCTTGAAAAACAGCGAGATCGAGGAAGGTTTAGAAGCTGGCGGACTTATCCTTGTCCATGACGGCGATTCTGTACGTGTTGAACAAGGCTTAACGTCTAACGGCGACAAGATTCGTAAGGTTGCTGGACGATACACTATCGCCACTGACTTAGAAAAGACGGCTCGTAAAAATTGGGTTGGACGTATTACTAACAACGAACCTGGTCGATTAGCGATCTTAGGACTTGTTGAAGCCTACCTTAACACACTCGCTTCGGCGGACGTCTTAACGGATATTGTGGTGCGAGAAAGTACGTTATTCGAATCGAAAGAAGACAAGTTCTTCGTGGACATCGAATATACGGAACTAGACTCAATGGAACGTATCTTCTTCACGATCTCGCCTAACTAGGCGTTTTCGTGATTTAGATAAGTTATAACATTAGTTTTAATAGGAGGAAGTAAATATGGCAAATGTACACGCAATGGAGCAAACTAAAGTTATTAACGGTAACTTTGCGAAGCTCTACCATCAAGGCGAATGGTTATCTAACGTAAAAGGCGTAGAAGCTACCGTCGAAATTAACTATGAAGAAGTGCCACGTTCGGGTACTCGTCGTACAGGGCATAAGGCGACAGAGATTACGATGAACGGTTCTATTACGGCTTACTTCGTGACTAAGGACTTGAAAGAAGCTATTGGAACGATCATGAGCGACGACTCATCAGCTTTCGTAACTGAATTACACGTACGCCACGAAGACCCTGAAAACCCTGACGCACAAGAATGGTACGTTTTAGAGGGCGTACAGTTTGAGACTATCCCGTTAGTCAGTGCGGAAGTTGGGTCAATCGTAGAAGAAGAATATCAATTCTTGTTTGATAATTACAAAATTATCGAATCGTAAGACGGTAAGCAACGAAGGACACCGTTAATTAAATAAGATTGGCGGTGGTTAAGGCGGTGGCATAGGCTACGTACTAACTACCGCCATTTTTATTACATAGACAAAATAAAGGGAGACGATATAAATGACATTACTAGACAGCTTAATGGCGAAAAAACAAGACAAAACAACTAAGGTTAAAGTGGACAGCGTTAAGGGGCTTACGATCACACTTAAAGCATTAACACCTAACGAAATCAAAGACTTACGCCAGCGTGCGACATATCCTGGCGATAAAGGAAAAGAAGTAGTTAACGAAACAGAGTTGAACGAATTACTCGTTAATGCGTCTATTGTAGGTCCGAAGGAATTATTCGACGAGGAAGTTTTAAAAGCTAACGACGTTAAGACTGTCGGAGACTTGCTTGCGTCACGTTTGACTATCGGCGAATATCAGCATTTAATGCAAGAGTTTACGAAGATCAACGGACTGAACGATAAGGAAATCGAAGAAGCAAAAAACTAATCGAGTCAGGCGACGTGAGATCGTTGTTATTACACCGTATTTGGCAACGTCATCACGTTCCGCCTGACGAGATATACGCTAAGTCGGAAGGTCAGCAGGCGTTTATATTTGCGAGTGAATTGATCGCAATGGAAGCCGAAGCGGAACAAGCCGAAGAAGCAGAGAAGAAAAATGGCGGTAAGACTGTTCGCAACCCAAAAATATATAAACCAACGGCTACTTGATATAGTCCGTACTATAATATATGGTGGCGACTATCTTACCGCCTTATTTTTTGTAGGACAATGTAAGGCTACTTGTCGTTGGTACGTAAATAATTACGACAAGGAGGAAATTTAATGGCTATTGATTTACTAGCAACACTACGATTAAAAGACGATTTCACGAAGCCTTTGGATAGCGCAAAGTCAGGCTTAGGTAAAGTCGGTAAGATGGCTGGTGTGGCTGGCGCAGCGGTCGCTGCTTTTGGCGTAGGTTCTAAAATTAAAGATGTCGGAATGGACATCGCTAAGACAGGTATTCAATTTACAGATTCTATGTCGCATTTAGAAGCGGTTACAGGCTTAGATAAAGGAAGTAAAGAATTACAGGCGTTACAAGATAAGACTATGGAGCTAGGTCAAAAGTCCGTATTCAGTGCTTCTGAAGCAGCGGACGCGGCGACTTACTTAGGAATGGCGGGCTTTAATACGGAGCAAATTTTAGGTTCTTTAGGTAACACATTAAACCTTGCTGCAGCAGGCGGACTAGATCTAGCAGACGCTGCAGACATCGCTTCGAACGTAATGTCAGGTTTCGGAATGATGACAGGTGACGTAGAAGCAAACGCTGCGAGAGTGGCGGACGTATTAGCAAAAGCAGCGTCAAGCTCAAACACTAACGTACAGCAATTAGGTGACGCAATGTCTTACGCAGCACCTGTCGCTAACGCATATAATATTTCTTTAGAAGAATCGGCTGCAGCGGTCGGAATCTTCTCGGACGCAGGTATTCAAGGTTCTCGTGCTGGTATGACGCTTAAAAACTCTATCGCAAAGCTAGCCAACCCTGTCGGTGCGACTAAGAAAGTTTTAGAAAACGCTGGAGTAGCTTTCGAAAAAGTTAACCCTGAAATGAATAGTATGGCGGACATTTTAGATGAATTAACAAAAGCAGGCTTTACGTCAGCCGACGCTATTGATCTCGTAGGTATGGAAGCAGGTCCAGGTTTCGCAGCGATGATGGAAGTAGGTTCGGACGCTTTACGTGAGTTTGAAAAAGAGTTAATCGAATCAGGCGGTACGTCCGAAAAGATGGCGGAATCTATGACTAATAACTTAGGCGGAGACATTAAGGCGTTAGGGTCGATGTTAGAGACGTTGAAGTTGAAGTTATTCTTCGACAAGGAATCGTTTCTACGTGACGCTGTACAAGGTGTTACTGATTTCGTTAAGAAAATCATCGACAGCTTGCCTAAGGTATTTAGCTTACTAGAGAGAATGGCGCCAGCTTTGAAGGCTTTTGGTGTCGCTTTAGGAATTATTGGCACGGCAATCGGCGCTGTAATCGTAGTAAAAGGTTTAGCGATCGCCTTCGGTTTATTGCTTAGCCCTGTCGGCTTAGTGGTGGCTGGAATTATGGCGGTTGGAACGGCTCTTGTTTGGGCTTATAAAAATATTGAAGGTTTCAAAAAAGGCGTAGATCGTACCGTTCAAATTATGAAGGACTTGTGGAAGGCGTTTAAACCTAAGAGCAAGTTAACGACTGACGAAATTGCTGATCTTGACCCGTTCGTTCAAAAGGTTATCGGCGTGAAAGATAAAGTAATTAATGCATGGAACGCTATGGGTAATGCTATTAAGAAAACAAAGTCATGGTTTTCGGACGTAGGAGACGCCTTAAAGGCTTCTTTTGCTGGTGAGGACTTTGATTTTACGAAGATCTTCGGAGACAACAAGTTTACGGAATTCTTCCAAAAAGCATACGACGCTTTCAATGACTTTAGAACGAAGTTTTCAGAAGGAATCGACGAGATCAAAGAAGCGTGGGAAGGCGTTAAGGAAGCGTTCAACAACTTTATCGAACCTATCAAAGAAGCTGTAACGTCTGTAGGTGAGCTTATGTCGCAGGTAGGCGAGTCTATCGTAGAAGTATGGAATCACTTAATGGAAGCATTAGCGCCAATCTTCGAAGCATTGGGCGAGTTGTTTAGCGCATTAGGTGAACTCTATATGGAAATCTTCTTGACGATTTGGACGCCTGTAATAGAGATGTTTAAATCAGCGTGGGAAGGCGTCAAGTCAGCGTTCACAGCGATCGTAGATTGGCTCAAAGAAAAATGGAGCGAGTTTGCGACGGCGTTCAAAGAAAAGTATGACTCATTCATTCAGCCTGTACTTGATTGGTTTATGGAGAAGTTTGAAGAAGCTAAGGCGATTGTTATTCCGATCTTAGACGCTATCCGTGACGCCTTTCAAGAGTTAGGCGAAAAAATGCAAGAGAC